CTCCAGAACACGTGGGTGATCGTCATTTGTGGTGGGTGGTAGGTGGTCGCTGCCAGAGGGCAGCAGGGAGCCCGCGGGCGAGGCCCTGGGGCTCGGTGCTGTCGTCAGGCCTGGATGATCCGGGCGCCATCGCGGCGCCATCGCCGGCCCGGTTTCGTGATGGCCCGCCGTGGTGGTGAGCCCTTGCCGAGAATCCAGCCGTTGCCGTGGCAGCTGAAGCACACCCCGCCTTGGATGTGGGAGAACCACGGCATGGTTCCGGTGCCGTTGCACCCCCACGGGCACGGGTAGGCGTTCGGGTGGCCCGGCCATGGGTTCGGCCGCATGGCCCGCTCGAGGCTGTCCACGCTCAGGCCCCCGCTGGAAGTGCTATTGCCTCGGTGAGGTCGTACCGGGCGCAGCTCAGGTCGGCCGCTTTCCAGAGGAACGGCTCGCCGGCGGGCGCTCCGTCGGTGGTATCCCGGGCCGGCAGCCAGCCATAAACCCAGAACGGGTAGCTGCGGTCGGTCGGGTCGGGCACAACAACCAGAACGTGCCAGTCGGGCGCATAGCCGCGCCATGTGCCGGCAGGGTCCGGCCGGCTCCCCCATCGGGCCGGCACGGTGTGAACCGGCAGCGCTGCCGGGTCGTCTTGTCTGTGGGCAGGGTTCCACATGGTGCGGTGGTGGTGGTAGGTGGTGAGCTGCCAGAGGGCAGCAGGGAGCCCGCGGGCGAGGCCCTGGGGCTCGGTGCTGTCGTCAGTGGATCAGGTGAGCCAGGCCGGCATCACGCCACGGCTGCAACAGCTCGTCGGTGTGAATCCAGCCGGGGTCAATCCCGTGGAACTTGTATCCGATCCGCTCGCAGAACTCTTGAAACCTCTCGAGCTCCTGCCTGAACTCTTCGACCGTCTCGCATTGGGTCGTCGTGCAATCGCCCTCGCAGTAGCTGAACAGCACAAGCCTTTGCGCGCTGGCCCAGTTGCCGTACCAGCTGGCGTCTTCGCTGGTGTCGAGCTGGGCGAAGTCGCGGGGCAACTTGTTGTCGTAGAGGTAGCGGTCTGCGCTGGCGAAGTCGCGGGAAATGGTGATCGTCATTTGCCGTGGGTGGTGGTAGGTGGTGCGGCCGGATTGGTTGCGGCTCCGGCCGGGCCGCGGCTGCCGTTACCAGCAGTTCCAGCGCTCTATGTCGGCGGCGGTGTGGTTGCCGATCAGCTGCAGCGCTCCGGCGCGCAGCCGTGCAACCAGTCGCCAACAGTCGGCCATGTCGTCGCCGTGGCCCATTGCCGACCAGCGCCCCGCGGCGCGCGACAGGGCCAAAACCAGCAGCTCTTGCCCCCGGCCGCCTGAAACGGTGCGGTCGATCTCCCCGCCGGCTTTGCAGTAGGCCGGCCGCGGCAGCCCGGGCCCGGTGTGGGCGATCTGCAGCGTTCCAGCCTCGAGGCCGAACAGCAGCGCCGCGCGCGCTGTTTCGTGTTGCTCGACTGCCTCGAGCACGAGGGCCAGATCAGCGCCCGCGATCAGCTGCAGCGCGTCGGTGGTGGTGGTGGTGTCAGTCATCGGTGTCTGGGTGGTAGGTGGTGTCGGTGTTGAACAGAGGCCCCAGGGCCCCGCCGTCGAGGGCCAGCCAGCCCTGCTCCGGGCCGGCCAGTTGCAGGCCCCGTGGGTCGTATTCGCGGGGGCTGGCCCCCTCGAGGCTCAGAGCCTCCTGTCGGTATCGGTGGCGCGTCATGGGCCCGGGAACTGATCGGGCATCGCCTGCGTAGGCGGCAGGACCGCCGGCCCGTAGACGTGGTGGACAGTGGCCAGCCAGCCCAGCAACAGCAGGACCGGCACGGCCGCGGCGATCGCGCGCATCAGACCGCCCCCAGTGCTGTCAGCAGCTCCAGCCGGCGACCGCTACGGGCCAGCTCGCGGTGACCGGCAGCCCGCGCGATCGCGCGCAGCTCCCGAACCCGCAGCTGGCCATACATCGCCAGTCGCTCTCCGATCGGATGCACAGCCGGCGCCATCGGTGCCACGGCTGCAGCAGGTGCGGCAGGTGCCACGGCAGCCGCTCGAGCTCGAGCCCCAGGGGCCCGCCAGCCGGCAACCGCGCCGGCCAGTGCCACGGCAGCCGCAACCAGCTCCCGGACCGCCAACGCAACCGCCAGCCCGGCAACCAGTGCCAGCTCTACCGGGTGCGCCTGCGTGTGTGTCGTGTGTGTCGTCATTGGTTCTTCCCTTGGTGGTGGTGGTAGGTGGTGCCGGGATTGGCTCCCGGCCGGCCCGCGTCAGTAGCCCAGCCAGACCAGCGCTTGCCCGGCATGCCGCAGCGGCAATACGTCGCGCCCCGCAGCAATCAGCGCCCCCAGGTCCTGCCGCAGCCCCTCAACCGTCTGGTTGTGGAACTCGAGCAACCGCTCGAGGTCGCCGAACCCCAGCAGGCAGGCTTCGTCGCTCGCCCAAATCACAGACGCCGCGTAGGCGTCGCACATCTCGTCGCGGTAGTGGCCGTCCCAGTCGTCGCGGCTCCAGCCCTGCGCGCCCGGTGGCAGCAGCTCGCCCGGGTCCGCAGCCGGCGCATAGGTGGTGGTGGTGGTGGTGGTAGTGGCCATCGGTCCTCCCGGTGGTGGGTGTGGTGGTAGGTGGTGCCAGCCCCGCCCCCCTCGCTTCAGGGGTGCAGGGCTCCCGTCAGTCTGGGCTCCATGCAGGGCGGCTGCCGCCGATGTTGTCGGGTGCGGGCGTACCTGAAACAAAACGTAACAATCCAACCGGCGGCAGTCTCGGGCCAGCCCCGGCCGGTGCATGCCTCGCCCTGCCCCAGGGCCCCGGCCCGGCCCGAAGCGGATTCCCAATCCGCACCGCGGGCAGGTGCTGGCAGGGCCCCGGCTTGCCCGCTGCCGATCGGGCCCGCATCGGCGCCGCAGGCGGATCAAGCCGGCCCGGCAGGGCAGGCGGGCCCCCCGCAGGGGGGGGAGCGGCGGCGCCCAGCGCTGGGGACACCACCGGATCACGCGACCCAAAAACGGGTAAAAACGAAAAAGCGCGAATTGCGCGGGTCGGGCCAGATCTGCAGGATGGCAGGAGAGGGGGCCAGGAGAGCCAGGAACACGCCCGTGAGGCGAATCAGGTGTGAGTGGGCACCCACCCCAACGGAAGGGCCTTGTGAGGGCATCTGCAGGGGTGTTGCAGTGGAGGGCCCTGTAGGCGGGGTGGGTGTGAATGGGCCGCTGTCTGGTTATGGATTATTTCTTCCCTGAATAGAGAATCTAGAGGGCGCGTCAGATGGGTGAGTGGTGGACTGGCATGAGGTGGGGGCTATGTTGTGGCCACCCTCAACAGGGTAGATAGCACTCCCCTTGCTATGACTGGTTTCAGCATTTTGTGTCCCATGCGTCTTTCCTATGCCAGTCGCAGGAATGTCGTAGGGGTTTCCTAGGGGTGAGATAGCTCTGTTCCCCATAACAAAGCCTCGTTGTTCTTCATGTCAGGCTATTTCGATGAAGCGGATCGTTTCGTGATGGTGCATCAGGCTCAAGACCTGGAGGGCCTTCTCGCAGCTCTCGCCAGGCGTGACCTTCAGCACCGTGACATCAGCGTGTTGTTGGCGATGATCAGCCGCATGGATCGCACCGGCAAGGTGCGTGTCACTGCGCTTGCCCTGGCTGAACAGCTGGAAATGGCGCACACCGTCTGCATTGGTTCCATCAGCCGGCTGCGTAAACACGCTGTCCTGGTCAAGGTCTATGACCGGCAAAGCGGCAGTCATTACTTCATCCTCAACCCCTACGTCGCCAGCATTGGCGGTCCGCAAACTCGCGGACACCTCTGGGCTCAGTTCAAAGCCGCACTGGAGGATGCCGGATGACGCGATACCCTGTGCTTGATTGCACTGCACCCGTGTACGTCTCAAACTCCGAGCGGATTCGTCTTGGGCTGCAGGCCTGGGGTTCTGATGTGCCTGATGACGTGGTGGCAGAAGCTGAGCAGGCGCTGCTGGGAGCTGTGTGCCCTGCCCCAACGGACACGCCCGCAACGCCGGCCAAACGGGCGCGCACCACAAAGGGTCAGTTCCAAGCTGATGACCCGGCCACCGAAGAGGTGAACGAAGCCTTTGTTGAGGGTTAGGCTGTGCTCGTCGTGCGGGGGTGGTTCCCTGGCGATCCATCGGTGACCCCGGTGGTAGGTGGTGAAACCCCTTCTGCTTCGGTGGGAGGGGTTTCCCTTTGAGCTGGTCGCCAATCCCACCTGAGATCGGTCCTGGACGGTTCGCCTATTTCGTCTGCTACCTGCTGCGGGAGCTGAACCTGGCAGAGACGCCCACCCGACAGCAGCTGGGCATCTGCGACTGGATGGAGAACGGTCCCAACCGGCAGATCACCGTTGGCTTTCGTGGTGTGGCCAAATCCACCATGGCCGCCTTCCGGGCCTTGCATCGTCTGCGCATTGATCCCTTCAACGAGAAGGTGTTGATCCCTGGCAGCACGTTGGAAAAGGCGGTGGAGATCACCACCTTCATGCAGCGCTGCATCCGTGACATCGACATCCTGCGCTGTCTGGAACCACGCGCTGATGGCCGGAGCTCCACCAAGGCGTTCGATGTGGGGCCCGCGATCGTGGATCAATCGCCTTCTGTTCGTGCCGTTGGCATCCTCTCACCGGCATTGACCGGCAAACGTTGCACCTGCGCCATCCCGGAT